CCGATAAAGACGAACTGAATAAAAAGATTGAGCAGCTAAAGACAGACTCCGGTAAATCGGAAGAAGTGAAAAAGCTGAATAGTGATCTTGAAATTGCACAGGATTCATTCAAGGAACTCAAAAAGAAGTATGACGAACTTGAAAAATCAATCCCTGCAAAAGTAGACGCTGAATCTGCTGAAAAGATCAAGCTGATAGACTTTGCTAAGTCTGCGGAAATAAAAACCGATGGGCTGTCAGGCAAAGAGATAAAACTTCAGGTAATTGCAAAAGGTCTTCCATTCAAAGAAGGCACAAAAACCGATGAAGTATCAGACGATATCATAAACGCAAGATTTGACGCTGCTTGTGAATTGCTGAAAGTCAGGGCTAACGAAACCCCGACAAGAGCGGCTTCTGTTAAGGGCGATGCGAACGAAATCGCAAAGAACAAAGAAGCGCGTTTAAATATGTATAACAAGAAGGAGGCTTAAAAATGCCTATACCAGTTGAAGGAATGTTTCAGGCTAAAGTACTTAGCAGAGGTAAAGTCGCCGAACATAACCCGATGACAAATATCCGAAGCTACGCCGCTGAAGGCGTTGATATTGGATTTGGTTATGGAGTTATGGACGGCACGGATGCCGAAAAGCAGGTAAAAGTTTATTCATCTGCTTCGGGTAAATTCAGGGGCGTTGCTATTCAGTCTACAGAAGCAAGTGACCTGGATAATAGCGATTATCAAGACCATGATCAAGTGGCTGTAATGGATCAGGGCGTTGTATGGGTATATTGCGAAGAGGCTGTAAACGTAGGTGATGCGGTACGTGTAAGACATACAAATGGAGTTCCAGGTGCATTCTGCACAACTGCTGTTGCAAATAAAACCGTATTGCTCACAGGTGCGGAATGGCGCAGCGATGCAGCTACAAGTGGAACTACAGCAAAATTATTTTTATCACCGCCTTTCACAATTACAGCGGATACTTAAAATACAGGAGGACTAAATTATGCCATTTGAAACAGGATTATTTACAAATGATGATTTCCTTCAGATAGAGAATACACTCTATACTCCGAAGGAAGAAGAACTTGCACATAGGAAAATATTCAGTTTGAATACAACTTATGCCAGATACGCAGAAGAAATCGGTTATGATTATTATCAGCGGGAAGGTTCTGCAAAGATTCTTGCTAAAGGCGGAAGTGCAAAAGACATTCCGTTTGTTGGTGAGAAAGGCGGAAGAGTAACACAGAAAGCCTATACGATAGTTGATGGTATTCGTTACTCAAAAGCAGAGCAGGAAGCTACTCAGGCAAAAAGGGCACTTGGTAAGGGGCCAGCAATACAGCTTGATACTCTCCGTGTAGCATCAGCAAGACGTTTCATAAATGAAACAGAATCAAAAATTGCCTTTGTTGGTGATACTGAATATAACATAAAAGGAATTTTCGATAGTTCTTTTTATGGTACGAACCTGGGAACTAAAGAATCAGTTGCAACGGGTACAGGCGGCTATTTGTGGTCACAGAAAACAGCACTGGAAATTCTCACAGACCTTGAAACAGGGATGAATAAGGTTGAAGAAAAAGGACTTTTCAAAGCTCGTACACTCGTTCTTTCTCCTCAACACTACAACAGATTAAGGAAACCTTTTAGTACAACAGGTGATTCAAGAACTCTTCTGATGTGGTTGAATTCTGAAGGAATGTTTTTTGAGCAGATCGTTGTCACAAATCAGATGTTAGGTACTTATAACGGTGACGGTTCAAGTTATAATTACTTCATGATACTTGATAACAGTCCTGAGAATGTTCAGCTTGCACTCTTGTTTGACATTGAACTTGGCGAACCAGTTTATGATATCGTTGGCACAATGGAACAAGCTGTAATGTTAAAAACAGGCGGTATTATGCTTAGGCATCCGAGCTGTGTATACATTGGATACAGAGTTTAATCATGGCAGAAACCACCTTAATAGAATTGAGGAATACTCATCCGGCATTAGTTAATGTGTCGGATGATGTATTGAATCAGCATTTAGCAGATGCTAAAAATTATGTTGAAGCGGCAGGATATGCAACAAGTCATTTAAGATTTTCGGAGTTACAAAGATATAAAGCGTGTCATTTAATGGGAATGGCTAATATAGCAAACTCTAATATTAAATCGTTAAGCGTTGCAGATGTGTCAAAGACATACGGCGGACTTGACAATTACAACAGATTCAATGCAACAAACTGGGAAGTTGAGTTTAANAAAATACGGTTACAGATTGACGGGTTAACAGATCGATGCTTATAGACAATAATAAATTTCCTGAACTTAAAAGGAAAATTAAAGAAATGTCAAGACTGGAAGTACATGTAGGAATACTTGGAAATGCAGAACTGGCAATTGCGGCAAGGGCGAACGAATACGGAGCTAAAATTCCGGTAAGTGAAAAGATGAGAAATTATTTAAATGCTTTAGGGCTTCATCTTAAAAAAACAACAAAGTATATAATCATACCGGAGAGATCATTTTTCAGATCGGCTTTTGATTTAAGGAAAAATATTAACAAAGTTGTAAACATAGCAGAACAGGTTTTTAGTCAAGATTCAAACGTTAAAAATATTCTGGATAAGATCGGACTATATATGACCGGAGCAATACAGCAGAAAATAAGATCGAATATACCGCCTGCGAATCATCCGTTTACAACAGANCAGAAAGGCGGTAAGAATAAGACACTGATAAATACCGGGGCATTAGCACAAGGGATAAGTCATAAAATAGTATGATAGACGTTATAAGTGAATTTTTAAGGNANACGANAGTCAATATATTTGAAGGTGAGANTTACAACGGTTCAGGAATATTGACAACNAGTTACGGTTCGGGAGTAGCAAAGAGACTGGCAGTTTTCCCGGTGACGTTCAAGGACATCCAGAATTCAGGTGAAGGCGGATATACGATGCAGGACAGAAAGTTTTACGAAATCGGAAGCGCGTCAATACCGTTGAAGTCTATTATAAATTTTGAAAGTCAGAAGTATTTAACGGATCAGGTAAGCGACAGAAATTTTGAAGGTACGTTTTCTACGTATATAGGGAAAAAGATAGATGATTCCGGCGAGCAGGATTAACGCAGTAATAAGCGGAGTAGGAGTTGCATCAGGGCTTAACTTATCGCTTGCAGATCAGGGAGGGCATAAACCGGCTTATCCTTATCTATCTTGGAAGGTTATATCGAGTCAGGAAGAAGGGGCGCATCAGGATGTATTAAGTTTTGACCATGACGATTATGCAGGCGTTGAGCGATATGAACAATCAAAGCAAGTATTGAGCTTAACATGTATCAGTCAGGACATACAGGACTTATGGGCGCGCGCGACACTGGCAAGGCAATGGTTCAAGTCGGATGCTTGCAGGTCGGTATCAAGAAGTTTGAATATAGCAGTAAACGTTCTGGGCGGACAGATTGAAGACAGGACGTTATTTTTAGACACTTATTTTGAAAATCGTTTAGGTTTCGATATACGATTAGATTATTACGGTACTCATACAGACGCAATCGAGGACATAGGCAGAATTGAAGTGACGCCGACCGTTGACGAGGTTGTAGAGAGTACGATCATTATAGAGGAGGAAACATAATGAGTTTTATTAACGATATTTCGATTAACATAACAGCAGGAACAATCGGTCTCAGCGAACAGAATTTTAGACCGCTGATATTAGGTTCAGCAGGAACGGCCGCTACCGGAGTTACTGTAGCGTCAAAACTTACAGACTTAACGTCAGCAGGTTATTTATCAACAGACGAGGAATACTTAATGGCTTCTGCGATGTTTGCACAGTCTCCGCATGTTTCTGACATAGCAGTATTCAGAAAAGCAGATGCGACAGATTATGACGATGCATTAACAACACTGATTGAAACATATAATGACTTTTACGGCGTTACGATAGAGTCAAGAGATGCGGCTGATCTTGCTTTAGCAGGTGACTGGGCTAATGGAAATGAAAAGTTTTTCTTCGGTTGTGGTGATGCGGTAGCGGATTTGTCAGGAAGGAATGTAGATAGGGAAGCATACATCATACACGATAATGATGCAACAGATTATCCTGAATGCGCATGGGCGAGCAGAATGCTGGCTAAAGTTCCTGGGTCTATTACCGGTAAATGGAAAACATTGAGCGGACAGAACGCGTCAACATGGACACTCACTGAACTTAATGCAATCAGAACCGGAAACGGTCAGGCAATACAAGAACAAGCCGGAGTTACTTTTGTAAATGAAGGCAAATGTACAAGCGGTGAATACATAGACATTATACTCGGCAGAGACTGGATTAAAGATCAACTTACAGTCGGATTGCTTGGGTTGTTCTTACGGAATGACAAAATACCAATGGACAACAGAGGAATTGCACAGGTTGAAGGCGTTATCAGGGATGTTCTTAAAAGGGCAGGCGATAATAGCATAATAGCGGCAGCAGTTACGGACGCAGAGAAAGCAGAATCAGACGATAAAATATATCTGTATAAAGTCACTGTACCGGATAGGGCTGATATTTCTGCTAACGACAGAGCAAACAGGAATTTAACAGGTGTTGAATTTAGCTATGTAACGGCAGGGGCAATTCATCATGTAACAATATCAGGATATATTACCGTATAATTTAAAATAGGAGGCTTAAAATGGCTAACGGCGATTTGATCGGGTCTTATAATCCAAGCGAGGTCGCATTAATCGTTTCAGGATTAAACATATCAGGTTTTTATGATGGGACATTTATCACGTGCGCGCGCGAGGATCCGGAACTTTACAAGGTACACGTAGGCGCGCATGGAGAAGTAGGCAGGACAAAGAACAATAACATATCAGGTACGGTTACTTTTACATTAAAGAAAACATCACCGTCAAATAAGGTACTGGATGTTTTGAAATTGTCTCCGGCTACGTTCCCGATACTTGTTAAAAATAACAGCGATTCAAAACACATGGCAGTCAGTACAGCCGCTTGGATCGGAACTGAACCGGATATCGAATATGCAGATGAAGAATCAGGCGTCGAATGGACTTTAAGATGCTCTGATTTAATTATGTCACATCTATAAAAGAGGTTTATGATAACTAACAAAGTCGTAATTAACGGCAAGATTTACAAGTTA